CTTAAAATATCCTACTGCTGTAAGAAGCTATGAGATGTTTGTATCCGGTATCGAGTTGGAAGTACAACCAGTAACAGAAGAAGAATAAGTTGAATGATTTTAGGATACGCCGTAGTAAAAGAAGTTTTTCTTCTAGGGAATCTATACCAATAGAACCTGTTGTTGCTTACTACGGTGGGGAAACAAAAGAGGGAAAGAATGTAAGTGTGCGCTGCTTCTTACACGAGGACACTCGCAAGAGTGCAGTGATAGATACAGTTAAACAGGTTTACTTCTGTCATACTTGCGCTCAGGGTGGGGATGCAATCGCGCTTATTAAGATTAAAGAGGGAGTGGATTTTAAGGATGCTAAACTTATCGCAGGTAGAATCATTGAGAAGTCGGGCACTGGAATACTGCGAGGGTCGGGATCAAAGAACAACAGAGTACCTAGAAGGACGTGGGATCTCTAGTCAGATAGCAGATAACAAGTGGCTTGGAACTATTATCAACAACCATCCAGGACACGAAGGCCATCAAGGATGGCTATCAATTCCTTATGTAACTTTATCTGGAACAGTAGCTGGATATAAGTTCCGCAGATTAGATGATGGTTCACCAAAGTATGGCTCACCTACTGGACAGAAGACTCATCTCTATAATGTTACAGATATAGATAAGGATTCAGATATTATAGTTCTTTGCGAGGGTGAGTTAGATACGATTGTTTGCTCTGAGCTGTTAGATATACCAGCAGTAGGTTGTCCTGGGGTAGCCAGTTGGAAGCCACACTATGTAAAGATGTTAGAAGGGTATAGAAGTATTTTAATTGTTGGAGATAATGATTTGAAAGATGACGGCTCTAATCCTGGGCAGGACTTTGCTAAGCGTGTCGCAGGTGAATTGCAGAACACTACCATTATACTATTACCGGCAGGAATGGACATAACGGATTGCTACCTGCAAGAAGGTAAGGAGCGCACTCGTGAGCGGTTGGGATTCCAGTGGAACAAAAGCGAGTGATGATGGAAGCGATCAGAATCCTGAATGGATTGGGCTTTACAGTAATCCAAGCAGACCTAGAGCAAGGACAATTATGGATACAGATTCCCCCAGTACGCCATTAACAGATCATCCTGCGGTATTAACCTTTCGTAATGATGGAGTATCAACTGAAGATCTAGTGTCCTTTGTTGAATCCTTTGCCTCACTTAGATCAAGTCGTATCTCCGGTATTGGTGCTAGAGAATACTCAGGTCGTGGTAATCAAAGGTTTGAGAAGTACACACTTGAAGATACAGTGCGTGAGTTAGTTGAAGAGTTGGCAGATGCCAGTAACTACATAGATTTCTTAGCAATTAAGATCCTATCTCTGGTGAAAGTCACAAAGGATTCAGGTATAGATTGTGACTGACAAACCCTTTCCAGAAGGGGTGTCGGAGGCTATCTACGGTGTAGTTCTAACTGTCTATCGTAGGTATAATAAGTGGACTGAACGCGATGATATGATGCAAGAGGCTTGGGCTTGGGCCACCTCTCGCCACCAACAGATAGTAGATGCTACCTCCGAACCAGATCCAGAGATCCGTAAGCATAATGAACGCCGGTTATGGTGGCAATTAAAGAGAGTGTGCGAGCGTTATGCTCGTAAGGAGAAGGCAGCTAAGTCTGGCTATGTATCTGGTGATGAATACTTCTATGAAACTTCTACCCTGGCACAGATGTTGCCACATATCCTTAGTCATATCTTTGATGGTGCGATCTTAGAGCAAGCACAACAGTTAGTAGATGATGGCACTCCAAGGCACACCTCTGCACCAGCAGAAGGTAGAGGGTTACTTGCTATGCTGATTGATATCAAGCGTGGCTATGAAATGATGGAAGATAAAGATAAGACTTTGTTGGCGGCTAGGTATCACGAGAACCTAACCTTAGAGAAGGTTGCTGAACGGTTTGAATGTTCTACCTCAACAGCAGATCGCCGTTGCGAGAGCGCACTGCGCTCACTTCAAAGAATTTTAGGCGGAGATAACCCTTGGCAATAATGAAAGAGGCAGAGCTATTCCAGTATCTCAAAGATAGTCACTATCCAGATCTTGTCAAGTCTGAAGGTACTTACGATACCTTTGATTGCATTACTGAACAGTTCAAGATGTATATTGAATTAAAATCTAGGCGTACTCATTACCCTACCTTGTTGATTGAGAAGATTAAGTATGACAACTTGATCCTTGCAGCCGGAGCTAGGCAACTCGCTCCTTGGTATATCAACTCCACACCGGAGGGTGTATGGGCCTTCCACCTCACTCCAGAGATAGAGATCCCTTGGAGTACGCAGTATCTGCCAGTAACTACAGATTTCGCTAACAAATCTAAGATAGATAAGATGGTGGGCTTCCTGCCATTAGAGGCAGGAGTGCAGTTAGATGCCAGTATATGAATATAAGTGTGACTTCTGCGCCAGCAGATTAGAAGTTGAACGATCCTTCGATAGTGAAGCTGGATCTCCTACCTGTAGAGATTGCGGGATACTTATGTCGCGTGTTTGGCACTCACCACAGATTAAGTTTAACGGTCCTGGGTTCTACTCTACAGACAATTAAAAAAGGCTCCGAAAGGGGTAGTAAACGGAGCCTTTATTTTATAGTGGAGCGGAAAGGGTTTAACGCTACAACACTATAAACCTATCATATCATACTATTTCAGTACCATCGGTGCTTGGAAAAGAACGCCCAACTTCGGCAGGGAGTTCGATATCTTCGTTCAATGTATCTAAGACCGTGAAGAATTTGAATCTCAGCTCGTCTATCCTTCTCTCTAAGTCGTTGAGCAATTCCGAAAGCGCTTGATCTTGGGTTATCCGACTTTGAATCAAACCTACTTTCAGCGGTCCAAAGGGACTTGAGGCAAGTCCACTCTCGCCCTCGCCACCCCCATCCAGCACTCGCAAATAACTTGGCAGTTCTCTCATTAGCCTTCCTTTCCTCCGGTGTATCGTGTTTGGATTCCTTTACAATCTTTTTAGGAGCAGGGATCGCCCTCTCCTTCTCCCCCGCGTGGGGGAGTAACGCAATAATTGAAGTTATTATCAGTAATCCTGACAATAATAGCCTAGCTCTCATCTGCCTCTACCTTGCGCTATTGCTTGCCGGACTATATGAGTCAGGTCAATAGTGTCGCTAGGTGGAGCTAAGTGGTCGCTAGGCCACGCAGTTACTACGATCTTAACCTCTCGGTTACGATTAAATATCTCTATCGCATCAGCAGGATTTAGCCCTCTCCAGAGAGGCTTATCGCCCTCCCCTACAATCTCATACTGAAGCGTTGCTGGTGGTATTAGTATCTGGCGCATTATCCTCCCTCTTACTATTTCTTAACGCTAGGAATATAGCCATACTCTTTAGTTCGATCAACGCCTTCTCACTCTCCTGTTCCTCCATAAGTTTAATAGCATTAAACTGGTGGAGTCTGCTTTTAGCCATTAAGTATTCTGCCGTTGGATCACTCATTTACTGGACAATCGGTATAAGGGTTTTCATTACCTTCATTATCCTCGCAACTACACCAGTTAAATCTTTCAACCTGAGTAGTGTGAGTAAGCTCTAGTAACTCTCCCCAACTCATTGATTCTTGACTTCGATCAATTAAATTACTCATTTTCTAACCCTTCTTTATAGGTTCGATCTGGATCTTCTCCACAGCTACACCACTTACCTTCATTACCGCAATCGTTACAGGTATCTGCCTTGCCTCTTGCTTCATCATCTTCAAGATACATTACGCAATCGCCCTACCCCTCTTTGCTAGTAGCTCGTAGCAATCCTCACAGATTGCCCTATCCTCACCAGTAAACCAATTTTCACTGATGTTATTACAATCGTCGCAGGTAATAGTATCCCCGCAACCTATAATAAACTCATATTTATTGCTCATTATTCGCCCTCTCATAATCTACTATTGCCCAAACATCATTAAGAATAGCGTTCTGCCACTCTCCACAATACTCACAAGAATAATCTGTATTTATTGTAGATAGCACTAGCCCACGCAATCCACAGAATCTACATTTATCCATTACTCGCCCTCTCTCTCTGGTAGTTCGATCTTGCCCAATGCCTCTCCTAAAGCGGTTCGCCAATGCGAACCCTCTCCGGTAGCGATCGGTAGCTTATCTAACGCTTCATCTAGCGGGTCGAATATGGATACGCTACTCCACTTCTCCCCGCGCTCTATTACTACGATTAAGGCACATTGAATCTCGCTCATTACGCACTCACCTTCTCTTCAAAGATAGTATCTATAACATCTACACTATCTGGCTCTTCTCCTTGGATCTCTTTCAAGAATATATCCTGAGCTTGATCTAAACTATCGGCTTCAATTTCCCTGCACCAATAGTTATTTACTCTCTCATAATAATCAATAGTGAAAGTAGCCATTACGCACTCACCTCCCCTAATAGCTCTACTGTTTCCTCGGTAACATAATAGGCTTTACCTTTATCTCCATAAGAAGGATACATAGGCAGAGATCCCTCTGCCTCTTCTGCTGAGTTAGCCCTTACTTCGATCACTTGCTCTACGCTGAACTTATAGGTATTCATTACTCCCCCTCTATTGTTATATCTGCTATATCGCATAGCCAATTTACATTAGCTTCATTGATAAGGTTACGCGCCTTATCCCTCGCTTGCTCTGCTGAGTCGGCTTCGATATTAGTGCCGTACTCAATAGATACTGTCATAATATATTCTGGCATATCTACCCCTTACCCTGCTCTCTCCCTCTCCCACTATGGGAGCTGGTCGTAACCATAAGGCTACGCTCTAAGGCTAGGATAATCAACTACCCTAGCCCTAGCGTGTAATCTTATGCGCTTACCTTCTCCTTCTCTAGGAGCTGATCTACTAGCTCCCGTACCATATATAGAGCCTTATTATGGTGAGAGATTAAGTGTTGATAGTTATATCGCGTAGCGATAGCAGTATTTATTAGCTTATTAAGATCAGTATGGAGCCTATGCTTCTCAAAATAGATCCCCGTAGTACCGGAGGGTTCAACGATACACTCGCTAATTACGCTCCAGTAAGCCTTCTTGACCCTATCGTGAGATGTATATACCTTCACGCGGTAGGCTCCTAGAGTATAGGTATCGGTGATCTTACGGTGAGCGTCATTACTTATCTGATTATAAATTACTTCCATTAGGCACTCACCGGCTCTGGTACGGATAGCCCGAAGATGAACCCTCCGCCATTACCTTCAGGATCTTGGGAGATCTCGATCTGCCCCGTATCTCCATTAGCGAACCTAACGGTGAAGGTAGGGAAGCCTTCTCCCTCCTCTCCCTCCATACCGCAATAGGCGAGTATTCTCGCTCCTACTAGGGAGGTATAATACTTATTCCAGTATTCATTACTCATTACTTGCCCTCCTTCTCTAACTTATATTCAAGTAGCTTCCGATAGGTAGCGCAAGAGCAACTCTCTTGTAAATAGTCCTGCGCGGTATCGTACTCATCACCGGTCAATAAAATACCGGCTTCACTCATTAGATCCTCCAGATCTTGCAACTCGCAAGTGATATTACTCATTACTTACCCCTTATCTATTCTCCAGCTAACTATTAGAAGGAGAATACCCTCCACTAGAGCTATCTAGTGAAGGATATTCCCGCGCTAAGAGGATATTCTCATAGGCATAATTAACGCACTCCACTTGATATTCTTATTCTCCGGTAATTGAACGGTAATAGGCTTACCAGCTCCAGAGAATATAAGTTTAATTCCCTCCTTCTTACCAGCTATCTTGCCATAATCTGCCAGTAGAGCCGGATTAAGCATTACTTCTCCGATAGGTGAAGGGTTACTGGTATCGGGGAATAGGTGATCGCTAGGAGGGAAAGTACCGGAGCATAATAGGATCGTAAGTGTATTAGAGTTATAGGTAACACTTAGCATATCTCCTACGCGGGAGAGCTGAACCTCCCGCTCCCACTTCTCCTCCTTAATTAGCGTGATAACACGCTTAATATCTAATAGTGGGATAAGGCTAGAGGATAGATCTCCCTCTCCTACTACTTCTCCCTTAATTAAGCGATACCTATCGGTAGCGCGAGCGATTATCTTGCCCTCTCCCGCTTCGATATTTACCGCGTTAAGGGTAGGGAGGGTACTATCCTTACTAACGCATAGGCTCACTCCTTCTAATAGCTCCCGTAGTAGCGTAGCCTTCACGCTAATAGTATCGGTAGCCTTCTCTTGAATTGTGCTAGTCATATTCTTACCCCTTATTTATTCTCGCCCTCTCCCACTATGGGAGCCGGTCGTAGCGTTAAGGCTACGCTCCCCTCCTCCGATAGTCAATCACCGGAGGAGGAGCGTGTAGGCTTACTCACCCTCCTTCACACAATTACACCAGCCACCTAAGTTTAACCTGCCACACTTAGGGCAATTCCAAAATTTATTCTTTAACGGGTCAATATCGCTCACTTACCCCTCCCCTCTCCCGCTCTCACTCTCTCTAATCCTTCTCTATGGAATTGCAACGCGCTAGAGATTAGGAGCGGGATCACTACCGCGTAGCCTAGAGCTAGGGTAAGGATCGTTAGAGATCTATTCACTAGATACCCCTCTCTCTTGCTTGAATAGCCAGACACTCTCGCGTCGCGTGTAGCCGTAATAGGTGCGGGTCAATAGATAGCCGTCTACTATGTCGCAGATCTGCCACGCTCCCGCGTGGCTTAGCCGTTGAATTGTCATCTCTACCCCTTCTCCATACCTTCGAGCGTGAGTACTATCGCCCTGATGATCTCCTGATCGTTGAACCCTTTAGAGCGTAGTTGCTCGATTATGGCGCGGGCGTAATCCTTGCCTAGTTCGCTAGTTTGATTAGTCATTACTTACCCCTTACTTATCCGGCTCCTTGCCAGATAGTGCGCGGGTGGGGTATCGCTCCCCGCAAGGCTCCACTAGCCCCGCGCCATTACTTACTAGGCGTTGATCTCCTCCTTATCGTCAATCTCCTGCTCTAGCTCCTTTACCGCCTCCGAAAATAGATCCGAATAGTAAAGATATAAGTCTAGAGTCATAAGCCGGAGAATATCCGGCTCCCCTTCATAACCTAACTCTCCTGATCCCCGATTATCATAATCGGAGGGCATCTCTCCCCACTCTTTAAGGATCTGGTAGTTATAGATAGGGAGATGACTATCTATGATCTCTCCTGATCTATCTTTAATCTCCTCTAGATCTCCTCCTTGTGATAGCTCTAATTGAATCTCCTCTTTAATCTGCTTAACAATTTGGAAGTCCATCATTACTTAATCATCTCCTTTAGTAGAGCCTTACAAGCTCTAGCGGTCTCCCCGCGATAAGAGCCAGCATTAGCTAGAAAATACATCACTACACTCTTGCAACTATCGGCATAGTAGCTCCCTTCTATGTCGTTGATCTCCTTCATAGCGTTTAGGTAATCAAGCGCATAAGGAGAGATATTTTTCCAATCGTTAGCGATCAAGTGAGCTATATCGCTTACCTTATATTTATCGGTGATCGTGTTAGTCATTAGTTACCCCTTCAATAGGCGGGAGCTATTCTCTCGCTCTAGTGATAAGTGTAGAGCTAGGGGTGAGCTTGTCAATAAGCCACGAGCTATTTAATCCGGAGCTATTACCGGAGCCAGCTAGGGAATACCTGCCCCGCGTTACCTTGCCAGTTTATTATTATTAAGGGGGAACCCTGCCGATCTACTAGCCAGCCCCGCTCTTTATTCTTACCGAACGCCACCGAACCGCCCCGCGTTGCCCCGTATCTGCCCCGCATTACCGCCAGAAAATACCCGCCCCGCCTACCGGCAACGACCCGCCTATTGTTGAATTGTGCGTCGCCCTGTACTGTACTCCCCAAATAAATATCTACACTAAATGGGGGGGCTGTATATACCAGTATGTCCGTATTTAGATAGTGAGTTAGATCACATTCTAAAGATTTATTTTCCAAAAGCGGGAAATAGGGTATTTTTCCCGCCTTAGTATAAGTAGGGGGCGGAACGCCCCAGAAGTGTAACGATTGGGGCTGACGCCCCCGATTAAGGCTACTTCGGTGTAACCTCCGTAGCCCCTATGGCGTAGGAGGTAATAACCCCTATAAACGCCTCCGGCGCTTTTTAGTGCGGATAGCTCTATTGTTTTCCAAACAATCGCTCCGATGACATTTTCCCTCTGGTGCAAAACTGATTGCAGCCGGTTATCCACAGGTTTATCCACAAGGAGACTAATGGCTGAAAATACAGCCGACATAGCCAAGCGAATTATTTTAACTTGCGTGGCAGAAGGTATGACAGTAGAAGAGGCTTGCAAATCCGCAGGCAAATCTATTAAGTCATACGAATACTACCGGCGCACCGATAGGGCATTTGCAGACAAAGCCGATCGCACCAGGCTAGGACTTCGGGATAAGGTCTTTGCATCCACAGATGTAATGGACTTAGACTTTATATCTTTCAGGGAGCGCTTCTTGCATTCCCAGACTTTTCCACACCAGAAGAACTTAATAGATGTTATCCAGGGACGTGAGCCATCTTGGCTCCACCCATCTATGAAATACGAAAAGGGTCAAGATAGTCGTATCTTGTTAAACATCCCACCAAACCACGCGAAGTCTATGACTATCACTGTGGATTATGTGACCTGGATGCTTTGCCAGAACCCAAACTTTAGAATACTTATAGTATCCCAGACTCAACGTTTGGCTGCTGACTTTCTCTACGCCATCAAGCAACGACTGACTCATCCAATGTATGAAGACTTACAAGCAGCTTACGCTGCTGGCGTAGGGTTTAACACTAAGAGTGCTTCTTGGCAGGCAACTCGCGTCACCTTTGGTGATGAACTACGGGAATCCTCTGAGAAAGATCCCAATATAGAAGCCGTTGGTATCGGCGGTCAGATCTACGGTAAACGTGCAGATATGATTATAGTAGATGACGCAGTTACTTTATCTAATGCCAATGACTTTGAACGCCAGATCAAGTGGTTGAACCAGGATGTTAGATCCCGTCTCAACCCTACCGGTAAATTGATTATTGTCGGTACCCGCGTATCTGCTATTGATCTGTATCGTGAGCTACGCAACGAAGATCGCTACCCTGGCGGAATAGTTCCTTGGACTTATCTGGCTATGCCAGCTCTATTGGAAACAAATGAGGATCCTGCTAAGTGGGAAACTCTCTGGCCTTATACCGATGTACCTTTTGATGGACAGACTGAAGAGGATAAACATCCAGAGACTGGACTATATCCTAGATGGAATGGTCAAAACCTTTGGAATGAACGCCAGCAGATGGATACATCTACTTGGGCTTTGGTTTACCAGCAACAAGATATATCCGATGATGCAATCTTTGATCCGGTTTGTGTGCGTGGTTCTATTGATGGTATGCGTAAGTCTGGACCATTGACCCCAGGCCATCCTGGTCATCCTAAGAGTATTAATGGTTTTGTAACTGTATGTGGATTAGATCCTGCTATGGTAGGAGATACCGCAGTTGTCTGTTATGCGATTGATCGCACTACATATAAGAGATACATCGTTGACACAATTAAAATTACGCGGCCTACTCCGGCCCAGATTCGCCAGATCATATTTGACTGGACTGTTACCTACGCACCCAGTGAGTGGATAGTTGAGAAGAACGCCTTTCAGGCTTTCCTTACCCAAGATGAAGGTATCAGACAATACCTAGCTAATCGTGGTGTGAGATTAAGAGAACACCATACTGGTAATAACAAATGGGATTCCGGCTTTGGTGTGGCATCTATGTCCACCTTGTTTGGCACTAAGCAGGAAGATGGTAAACACCATCGAGATAACTTAATACATTTACCTAGCGATCAGACCGAGAATGTTAAATCATTGATTGAACAGTTAGTTACTTGGTCACCTACTACAAAGGGTAAAACAGATATGGTGATGGCTCTTTGGTTCTGTGAAATCAGAGCAAGAGAGATTATCAATTACGGTAACAACAATGTACATCATATGAAAAACCCTTTCCTATCTAGGGCAGAGTTAAGCAAACGCGCAGTGGTAAATATAGAAGATCTGCTAGAAGCACAACAAGACCAAAAGAAACAATTCATCTAAGGAGAATAAAATGCCAGCACCAAAAAAAGGTATGACATCTGCTCAAAAAGCACGTGACAAAGCATCCGGCACATCAGTTACTAAAGTAACTACTAACAAAAGCGTAAAAGATCAATTATTTAGCCCAATGGTCTCAAGCACCCCATCAAGCAAGGCTAAAGTATTAGCAGCAAACACCCCGTATACACTTAAAAATAAAAATAGCAAGATGCCTGTAACTAAAGTAAGTGGTCTTACTCGTATGACAACTAAGCGAGTACCATCTGATGCTTATGATACTTTGGAAAGACTTGCAGATGCACAAAACTTAACAGGTAAAGCAAAAGAAAAAGCAATCGCTAGTGCTTTCAAAGTTGTTTCTAGTCGTATGCAATCTGATCGCAATCGCACAGCCAATCGTGCTGAAGCATCTGAAAAAAGAAATGCAAAAGGAACTAAGAACGTTAGCAATACCTCAAAACTTATCGGCGGTTAGGAACTAATTTGTTAACAGCAAAAGAAGTAGCAGCAAAGGTATCGCGTCTTCAATCGCGTTATGCTGCTCGTGACCAAAGGATGCGGGATGTACTATCGGTACGTCAAGGCGATATTGGTAAAGTTTATCCAGCGATGTTCTCCGAGGATTATCCAAAACCTTTAGTTGCAAACTTTATTGATGTTGCTGCTCGTGATCTAGCAGAAGCGATGGCACCTCTGCCATCATTCAACTGTTCTGCATCCAATATGGTCTCTGATGCTGCTCGTAAGAGTGCAGATACTCGTACTCGGATTGTAAACTACTACGCTAGTTCCTCAGAACTACAGATCCAAATGTACTCCGGTGCTGATTGGTTTAATACCTACGGTATGTTACCTGGTATTGTCGAGGTAGATTATGAAACAAATACACCAAAGATTCGTTTACTTAATCCATTTGGCGTTTACCCAGAGATGGACCGCTTCGGTCGCACCGTATCTTTAACCCAAGTGGTTCAGATGGACCCTGAGACTTTGGCTGCTATGTATCCAGAGTTTGCAAAAGATATTCTTCCACGCCAACAGTACGGACAAAGCGCAACCTATATTGATATGGTTCGCTACCACGACAAAGAGCAAGATATGATCTTCCTTCCAAGTCGTAACAACTTAGTTCTTGCTAATACACCAAATCAATTTGGCAAGTGTATGGCTCGTGTGGCACAGCGCTTCTCTATTGATGGTGAAGCTCGTGGACAGTTTGATGATGTACTAGCAGTACAACTCGCTCGCGCTCGTTTTGCAGTTCTACAAATTCAAGCAGCAGAAAAATCTATTCAAGCACCGATTGCTATTCCTCAAGATGTACAGGAGTTAGCACTTGGACCTGACGCTATTCTTCGTTCAGCAAACCCACAGTTAATCCGCCGAGTTCCATTAGAACTCCCAACGGGTGTATTTGCTGAGTCTGGTGTACTAGAGCGCGAACTTCGTCTCGGCGCTCGTTATCCAGAGACACGTTCAGGACAGATCAACGCATCTGTCGTTACAGGTCGTGGAGTCCAGGCGCTTCAAGAAGGCTTTGATACGCAGATTAAATCTGCTCAAGCCCAATTCGCTCGGTTGTTTACTGAATTGCTTGGACTCTGCCTAGAAGTAGATGAAAAAGTTTTCGGTTCAATGCAAAAAACTATTCGTGGCATTGATGATGGAACTCCATACATCCTAAAGTACATTCCATCAAGAGATATCAACAAGGATTACGCTATTGATGTTCGCTACGGCATTATGTCTGGTATGGACCCTAACCGCGCAGTTATTGCATTACTACAAATGCGTAGCGATAAGTTAGTTTCCCGCGACTATGCTCGTCGTGAACTGCCAATTGATATGAACGTAACCCAAGAAGAACAAAGAATTGATATTGAAGAAATGCGTGACTCACTGCGAGTAGCAGTTGCACAGTACGCACAAGCCATTCCACAAATGGCAGCAGCAGGACAAGATCCTACAGAAGCTATTACTCGTATTGCAGCAGTTATTGCAGGCCGTCAAAAGGGTCAACAACTAGAAACTGTAGTCGAAAAAGCATTTGCTCCACCGCCAGCACCAGAGATGCCGCCTATGGGAGCAGAACAAGTTCCAGCAGCAGGTATGGTTCCCACCGCTGCCTCGCAGGTTCCTCCCTCTCAAGGTGCAACCCCTGCTGCTGGCCCACAAGCTCGTCCAGATATAGCACAACTACTAGCCTCCATTGGTGGCGCAGCATAACTAGGAGGTGGAATATGAATAAAGGATCACACGCACCGGCACCTGTAAGCAAGGTAGTCGAAGGTAAAATGGATCACTCCAAACCAGCAGGTGGCGAAGTACGTTTTGGATACGCTCCAGCAGGCCGCAAAGGAAAGAAGGCTTAATTGTTTTCAATAGTGCGTACCGGAGGGTGTAAATGAATCGTCCGGTACGTCCTATTCATTTCGGAATGTTATCAATAGTATTCTTTTTTAATATAACAATGTCAGTTGCAGGTTTCTTTAAGGAACTACTCTGGCTATTAAATAAACACACTGATTTTGAATCAGAACTTGCATCTCGCATAGATGAGATGCACGAAGACTTAGAACAAATGATGAAGGAGGAATAATGGCAGGTAAAGGCGGATACCAAAAGCCTAATAATCCAGCAACTTTCTCCGGTCCAGGTAAATTCTCACAACGTACAGATGGCGGTCCTGGCGATATGCGTCAACCACAAAGAGATATTCCATCTGCCGGTTACGGCGAAGGTGTTGAGACAGCCGCTATTCAAGCAGGCGCTCCGCTTTCAGCTACCGGTGGTGCCGGTGGTATGCAACCACAAGCAATTCCTTTTAGCGCTCCTACCCAACGACCAGATGAACCTATTACAACAGGCGTAGATATTGGACCAGGACCTGGATCTAACGTACTTGGTATGCAAACATCAACTGTAAAACTTTCAGATACTTTAGCAAAGATGATTCCGTTTGATCCAACAGGTGAGACTGCTGTTCTATATCAGCAGATGCTTGCACGAGGTCTTTAGTGGCTCCTAATCTAAAAGCAGCGGCGACAGCCGCAGGTGTTACGGGAAAAGAATTAGATAGTATCAATGCTCTTTCTAAAGCCTTTGCTGTACACAATCAATTAACTGCGTTGCCAGCAGCGGTTGCTCAAGAGCAATACAATAAACTGCCAGCAAATCAACAACAATCTTTAGTTCAAACATTTGGTAATGAAGATCCAACAGTAACTAGACAATACAATCCTATTGGAACTGCATTTCACTATGCTGGTAACGTAATTGGCGCAGCTAAAAAAGCTGTAGTGTTTCCATTTAAGGTAGTAGGCGAAGCATCAGATTTTATGACTCGTGCTTATCGCACAGCAGCAATATCGGTAGACCAAGGTATGGGCATCTCTGATGCTTGGAGAACTGCTGATGATAATGGTAACAAAGTATTTAATCCAAACCGTATTACTAATGCAAAGAATGAGTTTGGTGATGACGAAGTAGCAGTTGCTATGGCAGTAGCCGCAGGAACTCCTTTAGCAAAACTTACTCAAGGACAAACATTAACTCCATCGCAACAAGCCTACGCCGCTTCTATTGTTCCATCAGGTGTAAAAAAAGATGAATTTCAAAACATATTAGATGCAGTTAACGCAGCAAAATATTCTCCTGGTCGTCAAGTTGCAAACTTAGTTACACCTAAGCAATTAGAAGGATCTGGATTATTTTATCGTGCAATATCTGGTGCTGTTGATGCTGCCTACAGAGTGTTTAGTGATCCAACTCTTGCAGCAGGTAAAGCAGTCAAGGCAGTTAATGCCGCTAAGTATTCATTAGATGTGGTTTTAGGCACTGCTGGCAAGACCAGATGGTGGCAAGTGGGACCATTAAACCCACGAGATTTAGATGAAGTATTTGCAGAACCAAGAGTTGCAAACTTCTGGGATAACTACGGTGCTGAACTTTCTAAACTTCGCGCTGCTCAAAAAGCAGGTGAAAATGATGCCGCAGTTGCTGCCCGTAATAACTTAAAACTTATTGCACCAGAGTTTGGTCCATCAGTAATTGATGAGATGAATAAATTATCAGTTCCAGTATCAAATGCTGCAACTGCTAAGGCTTACTTTCAAAACTCTAACCAAATGGTTGAGATATTAAAAGGTCAACCTGGTCGTCCTCGTGTGCTTATTCCACGTTTAGACGCATCTCGCAAGGCTCGTATTGCAGCTTTAACAACTGTAAACAAAGTTCTTAATATTGATAAAGTAGGATCTAAACTTGTTGAAGCATTATATTTTGGCACAGTAACCAATGATGGTATTGTTGCAAAAATTACAACTGAAGCAGGTAGAGCAGAAGTTGTTGCTGGCTTAAAGCAAGTTAAACCAAAGGGTATGGCTAGACTTTCTACAGAACAAGTACAGTATCGCTTAGATCGTTTCAAACAAAAGTTTACTTATGTACCACTTTTTAATGATGGATTTTTTGACGTGCTTAGCAAAGATGCTTCTGAAAAAATTTATCAATTAGCCCGTACTAATATGCCACAGTATTACTCTAAGGCAGTACGTGAGGCTTTTGATGCAGCGGATGAAGGAACTCGTAAAGAAATCTTTTACGGTTTATGGCAAACTATTTCTGACTTTAGAGGATTGAAAGTTTCCACTGGTGGAGATAATATAGTCAATCAAGCACTTGGTAAAAACCCAGGAAAATATGCAGCAGATGGTGAACGACTACTTCCTAACGGTATGAAAGAAAAATACAACCCGTCTCAGTTTGGTCCTGATGGGGAATCAATGGCAGTTATCCCATCTCAATTAACATCACTTGTTAGCGCACCAAGTATCGCAGATATTGATCGCTTGGCAGCTAGAGATGGAATCCTCAAGGGTGTATCAAACCTTGCTCACGCAGACTGGGTAAATAAAATGACCTCTTACTGGTCATTTCTTACCTTAGCAGGACCGCGATATGCAGTGCGTAACGCTACTGAAGATCTAATGGTTCACCTTGCTATTGGAAACTCACCTTGGGGATTAGCCAAAGGACGTTTGCTTTCAACCAAGGTTCGCACCTTTGCTAAATATGACGCTGATGGAAATATTATTGGTCGAATATCAGCAGATCCACTTGGAGTAATTAACCGTGTAGTACGTGGAGCAGATCGTGACCGTTTTACTGCACAAATAACAGCAGCAAAAGGTGATGTTACTAAGATCCGTGAGATATATGCTACAGCAGTAACTGAATCTAAACTTGCTCGTGCTGGCATTACCATTGGTAAAGAAGATGCTGAGATACTAGCAGAGCATATTCGCTTTGGTAATTTAGATAACGCACTTGCTGATGTTGTAGAAGGTGGAAAAAACTCTTTTACCGGAACAGACTTTGCTACTCGTGCGTTGGCAGACCAACGCCGTTATGGTAGAAGCGCAGAACTTAAAGTCAATCTTCCTAAAAAACTTCGTAAATTAAAAGGTGCTGGATATGACAATATCACACCTAATGCCTACGATGATACATCTCTTATATCTTGGATGATGCAAGTAAACTTCTTTGCTAATGACAAACTTGGAAGAATTGCTGTTGCTAACCTAGATAACGAAGCAAAGGCTTTGCCTCTTATTAAAACTTGGTTAACAGAAAATCCAGAGGTAGCAAGCAGATTCCGTTTATACTCACCAGGAGTAAATGGAAACATTGATATTCACGCTAAAGCAGTATTTGATTCTGCTAAACAGTTGTTTACTAGAAATGATGAGAAGTTAACTCTTAACACGGATTTTCTTAACAAGGTAAGAGTTTTTGATGACACAACTCAATCTTACAAAGTAAGTGGCGAACTAAATCTTAGTGATTTGCCTACTGAAGCTATCAATATGCCACCTTCTATTCTTGGTCCTAAACTTATTCCAGTATCAGATAGCGATAACTACACAGCATCTCTGATGTCACGCGGTTGGGACTGGATGGGTGAGCAAAATGCTCGTTTCTCCCGTGAACCAATGGTATTTCAGGAGATAGTCCAGGTTCGTAAGCAAATGAAAGAAACTGGATTCTATGATGCTTATATCGCAGCACATACCAAAGGCATTACAGATCCTGCTAAGTTACTCAAAGCTGAAACTATAGCCAAAAAGAAAATTGCAGAGATTGCAGAAGAACGCGCTAAGATGCGTGTACTATCTTTTGTAGATAATCCGCTGATTCAAACACAACTTGCTTTTAACATTAGAAACTTTGCGCGATTCTATCGTGCAACGGAAGACTTTTCTCGCCGTGTTTACAAAGCAGTACGCTACAACCCAGAATCTATTGCTCGTGCTTCACTTACCTATGAAGGAATAGCACACTCCGGTTGGATACAAGAAGACGATCAAGGTCAAAAGTATTTTATCTACCCAGGAACTGCTACAGCCTACAAGGCTATGCAGGGTATGCTCATCGCATTTGGTATAGCACCATCATTTAAGACACCGATGCCTGTTGAGTTCGGCGCAAAACTTAATATGGTTACTCCATCTCTTAACGTTGATTCTATATTTCCTACCTTTGCTGGTCCTTTAGCAGCAACTGGTATAAAAACAATCGAAGGTATCTTAAATGTTGCATTTGATAATCCAGCGTGGGTAGATACCGTAGTTGGTGCATCACTTGGTAAGTATGCAGTGGACCAACCAATGATTTCCGCATTACTTCCTGCACACGTTAACAAAGTTTATGCGTTACTTAATAGAGATGAAAGAGATGGGCAGTATGCCTCTGCATCTCGCAAGGCAGTAACCTACTTAGAGGCTTCAGGTCACGGTATTCCACAGAAGTTTGATGAAAACGGTGTATTGATTCCACCAACCGCTGGTGAATTAGAAGATTACAGACTTAAACTTAAAAATGCAACTATTACTGTGCTTGCTCTTCGTGCTTTTTCAGGACTTGTACTACCAGCATCTCCACAAGTAGCTCTTAAATCGGATATGGCTGACTGGGTAAGAGATAATGGAAGCCAAAGTTTCAAACAAGTCTTTAATCAAATGCTTGCTGATAACAATGGCGACATAGACGCTACTACTCAACGGTGGATAGAACTATTCCCTAAGCAGATTCCATATACCATTACAGAATCAGATCGTAAGACTGTAGCGCTAGTGCGCTATGCAGAAGAATCTGGTGTATTTGTTGATAACAACAAGGGATTGTTTAAGCAATATCCAGAAGGCGCAGCCTTCTTAATACCATACCAAGGAGATTTCTCCTGGGATGCGTATCAAACAATGTCAACTATGGGATTACGTCCTAACAAGCGTGTAGATGAATTTACTCGTGATATACAAACCGCTGCATCTTTACAGACCTACTATAGCAATAGATCAAATTACCTAGAGTCTGTTAAAAATGCTATAGATCCGTATACTAAAAAAGATCTTCGTGATCGCTGGCAGTCTTGGTCAACTGAATGGAAAGCAACCCATCCGTTGATTCAAGAAGAATTGGCTCAAGGTGGCGAAAAAGCTATCAAGCGTCAAAATGCTTTGAAAGATCTGTCAATTATGCTTGACAATCCAGAGATTAGAAATGTTAGACCAAAGGCTTACGACAGTCTGAAGCAAATGTTAGGTATCTACAACGGATATATTGAACAAAAAGCGCAGTTTGCGCTACTTGGATCAGTCGGATCACAGTTGCAAGATTCAGCATTAGCCTCAACCATATCTCAATTAGAAGATATATCAAAAACAAACTCTAATGCTAAAGCAGCATACGACATTTTATTTTCCAGATTGTTAGACTAGGAGTACAGGTGAAAAAACAAGATCCTGCAATAATAGGACCTACAGCTTGGCAAGGTGGTGGGACCAACTCTGGTCAATCAACTATAACTACCACTGCTCCTGGCATAGATGCCGATAGACTTTTTGCTGAATTTTACAAATTACAACCTGAAGGTCTAAAAATATTATCTACTAAATTAAAAAATGCAGGTTATCCTGTAAAGGTAACAAGCAAACCAACTAATGATCTAAGAGATCAATATCTTAAAGCAAATATTGAATTTATTACTTACAATAAATATAATCCAGCATCAAAAGGTTTATTAGATTATTTAACAGTAGTATCTGACCCTAACGCTGGTGGTGCTGGTGGACCAAGAGTATCTAAGAGCGTCAGATTATCTGATCCAACTACAGCAGAGGCACTTATCACTGCTGTTATGCAGGACCAGGTTGGTCGTGGACCAAATAAAGCAGAGTTAAAGAGATACACTCAAGCACTGCAAAGAGCGCAAGCGGCTGCTCCTACAACTACTGTAACTACAAGCAGAGCAGGTGCTACAACATCACCAATAACCGGTGAAGTCACATCTGGGGCTACTACATCACAGACCACTGGTGGAATAAATGAACAACAGTTTTTAATAAATGAAATTGCTGGTACTGATGAAGCAAGAGCGCAAAAGGTCAAATCATATTATGATGTATTCAAGCAAGCGATTGGGGTTTCATAATGGCTGAACGCCCTGAAGGCACTTACGTTACTAAAGTTTTTAATTTTGGTATTGACAAAAACATACCGTCTGGATTTGTAGATGTAGTGTATAACAGATCAAATGGTAAAAGTCCTGGATTTATGCAAGATGGAAAATTTTATGCAAATGGTGAAAAACCTCCTGCCAAAATAAAAAAACCTGACACTAAAAAAGAAGTTCAAGAAAAAATAAAAGCCCTTGAGGGTTCGATTGAAACAATTGAACAAACCACTGAAGTTGGAAAAACTGCATTTGGGACTGCTGAAAATAAACAATCTGCCAAAATACAAATTGATAAACTTAAAGCAAAATTAGAACCATTAAAGCAAACTGAAAAAGATATTTTAGGAAAAGAAAAAGCGGCAAAAGAAAAAGAAATTCAAGAGTCTAAGGCGATATCAGATAGAGGTATATCCGAAGCATCTGTTCGACTAGCAGGTGGAACAACATCGTTTCCTCCTGGAACCTTTACTCCAGTAGAACGTCCAGCCTTCACTCCTGCTGCTAAGCCAGCCACAGCCACGCCTGCTGCTAAAACTCCAGGCACTACTGGGGAAACTGGCGCTGCTGGTGCAACCGGTGCAGGTGTTACAAAACCTGCGGCAAAGAAAAAAGCAGCGGCTCCATCTGCATCTGGTAAAACAAAACCAGCGAATATTGATGAGATCTTTGCTTTGGTCCAAAGTCAATATGGCCCTATAGATGCTATCTTTAAGGAAAATCCACAACTTAAAGAACTTATGATAAAAGCAGTTGGAGATCCAACCAATGCTAAAGATGATTACACTCCACAAAGATTCTTAAATGAATTACAGACTACAACTTGGTTTGCATCAAATGCCGGACCAATTCGTCAACGTCAGTTCTATAAAAAGCAATATGAAGATTTATTGAAAAAAGGTGGCAACGCTGAAGAGTTAGCAAAGACTACAGAGTATGGTCGTGGACTTGCCAGTGCTAAACAAGCTATTGCCGATGCTGGTGTTGTTTATGGATCATCTGTAAATTCAACAGATTTAGATGTGCTTGCTGGCCAAATTTATGATTTGGCAAATGAAGGAAATGCACCAATAATTAAAGCAGCAATCCGAGCAAAGATTTCATATAAACCTGGTGCTATTCTTGGCGGAGAAGCCGGAGTAAACCTTGCAGAGTTGCAGAAGACTGCATCTGCCAATGGATTAAATCTTGAAAAACAATTTGGTTCCAGCCTACAAGGCTGGCTACAAAAGATTGCTCAAGGCGAATCTACAGAAACCTACAAGCAGATCATCCGTGATACTGCAAAGATTGGTTTACCAGATCGCGTTGCTTCGCTAATTGACAAAGGTGTTGATTTGGAAACCATCTACAACCCATACAGAAATATGATGGCAGCTACATTAGAGGTTAATCCTGAAACGATTAAATTAAATGATCCTACGCTTCGTATGGCAATAGGACCAGACAAGGAAATGTCCTTATATGACTATCAACGATCTCTACGTAAAGATGCACGTTGGCAATACACCGACAACGCTCGTCAAGATGTATCTTCTATTGCTAAGACCGTTCTTAAAGACTTCGGATTCCAGGGGTAATAATGGCTACTAAACCTGCATACATTGATCCAGTAACTGGAACTCCAATATATGGAGATTATGTAAGTGATGAACAAAAGGTTCAAACAGAACCTGTAGCAGCATCTATTGATGCGGCTAGTGGACTTGTTATTGGTTCACCTGAATATCAACGTTTTCAAGATCAAAGAGAAATGCGTTTGCAAAAAGGAAGCGGTTTAGGTAATGAAATATCGGTTAATACTGAGACTGGTATTGACAATATGCAAGCGATGCAAGGTTTAAGCGCAGCAGACTACAGCGTTGGCGCTGAAGGATCTACCTATGCTCCAGGGTTAGCCGCTGCTGAAGAGCAATTCAAAGGTTTGCCAGGAACTATAAATCCAAAAATTCCTGCTAATACTGGTGGTGCAGGTGCTGGTGCTGGTGCTGGTGGTAAAAAAGTAGTTAGCACTATTGTTAACGATAAAGGTGAAAACGTAGCCGTATATGAAGATGGCACAACTCAAGTTCTTGGTCAAGCAGTAGATAAAGTGGCAGAACGTAAATCTGCTTTTGATCTTCTTAGAGAAGAGTTTACTCGTTATGGACTTCAGGATCTAGTAGGAGACACTCAAGCATTAGCAGTAGAAGGTGTAAGTCCAGCAGAGTTTACTTTAAGACTTAGACAAACACCTACCTATGTAGCACGTTTTTCTGCAAATGCAGATAGAATTAAAGCCGGATATCGCTCTTTGAGCGAAGCAGAATACATAACTTTAGAAGATCAATACCAACGCACAATGCGTCAATATGGTTTACCAGAATCATTTTACAAGACCGGCACTGCTGGTCGTCAACCAGAGTTAGAGAAGTTTCTTGCTGGAGATGTATCTCCTGCGGAGCTAGAAGACCGTATCCAACTTGGAGTAAATAGAGTTCAGAACGCTTCACCTGAAGTTCTTGCAACATTAGAACAGTTCTATCCAGGAGTTAACAAGTCTAATCTATTGGCTTATATGCTAGATCCGAAGAAGGCTTTGCCTGACATCCAACGTCAAGTACAGGCAGCAGAAATTGGCGGAGCAGCGCGTCTATCAGGATTATCTACAAACTTAGCAGATGCTCAATACCTAGCAAGTTTTGGTGTTGACCAAGCGCAAGCACGAACTGGATACCAACAGATTGCTGGTGGCTTAGAACGTGGTAGTCAGTTATCAAACATCTATGGTCAAACACCATATACACAGACAACTGCTGAGCAAGAAGTATTTGGTACTGGTGGAGCAGCAGATGCCAGACGTAAACGTCAAAAGATTTCAGGACTTGAACAAGCAACCTTTGGTGGACAGAGCGGGTTATCTAGCTCTGCACTAGATCAGGGACGCGCAGGCGCGTTCTAACATAGACCTGCTCCAGATCGATCGGCACTGGAGAGTGTAATAAGACCGATAGATAGAGCCGTGTCACTACCCCAGGTGAATACGTGGCTATCGAATCCAACTAGAGAAAATGGGAGAAGGACTAACTATGTCCAACTACGAGTACGAAGATGATGACGATGACTATGCGGCTCCAGAGGTTAATAACGATCTGGTCAAACAGTTACGTAAAGCCAACAAGCAAAAAGAAAAAGAACTAGCCGACATAAAGGCGCAGTTTGAAAATCTTACAAAAGCCCAACGGGAACGTGCAGTTAAAGATGTCCTCGAAACTCGCGGAGTAAATAGCAAAGTTGCTAAATTTATTCCATCGGATATAGACCCTACTGAAGAGTCTGTATCAAAATGGCTTGAAGACAACGCAGATGTGTTTGGTTTTCAGGTCGAAGCACAAACTCAGAAACCCAATGTAGATCCAAAGGTAGCCTCTGACTATCAGCGTATGACGAAAGCAGTTGAGCAAGGTGTTACACCTAGCCACTCAGAAGATATACATCGCCGTCTAATGAACGCTACTAGCAAGGAAGAATTGGATCAAGTCATTAGGGAATCTGGACTCTAATCCAACTAATGAAAGGATAGTCAAATGGCAGTACCTACAGGTACGCTCACTGGCTCGTCTACAATTAGTGCCCTCGTAACTACAGCATACGATCAGTATGTAAGAATGGCGCTTCGCTCCATTCCAGTTATGAGAGCATTAGCAGACGTAAAACCAGTGCAACAGGCTATGCCTGGATCATCAGTAGTCTTCTCAATTTACTCAGACTTGGCACAAGCCACCTCTACTTTGACAGAAGCATCAGATGTTTCAAGCATCGCATTAGGTAACCCATCACAAGTTACCGTAACACTAAATGAGTACGGTTCAGCCGTAACAACAACCAAGAAGTTAAACCTAACTTCTTTCAACGATGTAGATTCAGCTCTTGCTGATATCATCGCTTACAACGCAGCAGACAGCCTTGACAATGTTGTCGGTCAAACTCTTGTCGGTGGAACCAACGTAATCTACGGTGGATCTGCTACCTCTTCTGCAACTGTTGTTGCAGCAAGCAAGATGACCGTATCAGACATTCGTGAAGCAGTCACAGAACTTCGTACCAACAAGGCTTTGCCTCGTATGGGCGAACTCTATGCAGCATATGTACACCCACGTCAAGCAGCGGATCTTCGTGCAGAATCAGGCACCGGCGGATTCCAAGAGTTGACCAAGTATGTTGACCGTACCCCATTCGTGGCTGGTGCAGTTGGCGTAATTGAAGGCGCTTACATTGTTGAAACCCCTCGCGTTCTTAATGGATCAGCAGTTGGAACATCTGGTATCCAGACCACCAACTCAATCACCAACCTCGCAATTGCTTCTGGTACCGTAACCGTTACCACAGCATCTGCACACGGTCTTGGTGTTGGTCAGGTTGTTACCTTCTCTAACACAGTATCTCCATTCACTGCTGTTACAGGAGCGCAAACAATCCTAACCGTTCCATCAACAACCACCTTCACAGTTCTAATCGGTTCAAGCACAGTTTCAACTGCTGCTACAACCGGAACTGTTACATTCACAAACAACTACCGCGCAATCATCGCCGGTCGTGAAGCACTTGCAGAAGCACAAGCACAAGATATCTCAACCGTTATCGGACCTGAGATTGATGCACTTCGTCGCTTCCGCACAATCGGTTGGTACTACTTCGGTGGATTCAACCTTCTTCGTCAGGCTGCTCTATACCGCCTCGAAACCTCAGCAACAAACGGCTAATAACCGCTTATGGAAGGGCAGGGTGCATAAGCCCCTGCCCAACCTTATGAAAGGAAATAATGTCGGATTACACATTGGTAACTCCTTGGCGTTGGGAAACGTGGGGAGCAGGTCAAGAGTTCACACCTTACTCAAGGTTGGCTGGTCGTCCAGTAACTGGCGGAACCTCCACTGGAACTACTAATCCGTACATAACAGATATACCTCGCGGGTATTCATTACTGGTTACTGGCACAACAGTAACTGAGATTCAAACTCCAAGTCAAGATCAGTTGGCTGCGGCAGGTTATTACTTTCTAGGTGGACACGAATACGTTGTATCTCAAGCTCAAGCTACTGTATTGATAAATGCAGGTTACAGTGCTTACCTAACGGTGATCCCATAATGAGTAACTGTACATCTGGTTGCAAGACCCAAGACCACGACTCTTATGCTGAATGTTTACAAAGTAAAACAATTCAGGCTATTGGGGTATTTGGTAGTAAAAACATAACATTAGATAGAACCTGGCAAAAGAGTGACCAGAAAGAATTGGAGTCTTACTACTCCGCAGTTAAGCAGGGTATCGAGCCACGCTCTACCCGCAAGAAGGATATTGATAAAGCTGTATCATTATCAAACGATGCTGGCAAAGCATTTGACGGAACTACACTAACTTTCAAACCCTAAAAGAAAGGTAATCCAATGACTGAACAAGAATTTGTGTTGATGGCGGAGCCATTAAACCCGATGTTGTCTATGGCGCAGGAAGCGCATAAGTTATTGGAAGCCTATATCAAAGTCGGGTTTACCCGCAAAGAAGCCTTTGATCTAACTGCCAGTCAACTCCCAGAGTGGGGTTTCCCTGGACATACAGTGATCGAAGAAGAAGAAGATGAAGTAGATGACGATGATTACGAACTAGATGAATCAGAAGAAGAAGACCCAATCGAGGAAGGCTACTAATGCAAAAACCAATCCCAGTTGTTGAGATGGAATCTGATGAGTACATCAAAGCATACGATGTCCCAACATATCCAACATATGAATCACTACAGACCGGCGCTTACGGTCCTAAGAAATAGAAGGAGTTAATATGCCAATGGTAAATGGAATGTCATTTCCTTATGACAAAAAAGGTATGGCTGCTGCTAAGAAAGCAAAGAAGGCAGTAGCAAAGAAGGCTATGCCAAAGAAAATGGGCAAGAAAAAGTAATGAAGAAAACCAAAGTGGGAAAAGTAATGAGCGAGTTCAAGGCTGGCTCATTACACTCAGGCAAAAAAGGTCCAGTCGTAAAATCCAAAAAGCAAGCAATCGCTATTGCGCTATCAGAGGCTGGTAAGTCTAAGCCTAAGAGAATGGGTAAAAAGAAGTAATGGCTAAATCTCCAGCGTGGCAAAGAGCCGAAGGTAAGAATCCTAAAGGCGGTCTTAACGCCAAGGGTAGAGCCTCTGCTAAAGCGCAGGGAATGAACCTAAAGCCTCCAGTCAAAAAGGCTGAGGCTGCTAAATCTCCTAAATCCGCAGCAAGACGCAAATCCTTTTGCAGTCGTATGTGTGGAATGAAGGCAAAGAATACTTCTAACAAAACTGCTGGAGATCCGAACTCAAGAATCAACAAGTCGCTACGGGCTTGGGATTGTAGTTGCAAATGAAAAAGAAAGCATTTTGGGATACACCAAACCCTAAGAAGAAATCAACACCATTAACTCCAAAGCAAAAGACTGCTGCTAAAGCAAGAGCTAAGGCAGCAGGTCGGCCTTATCCAAATTTAGTAGATAACGCAGCAGCAAAACGATCCAACAAGAAGTGAGGTAAGAGGTGCCAACATACGGTACTGCTGGTTCAACATTTGTAGATGAACTCAATAGGCTCGCCAACGGCGGTGCCTCCTATCCAGCACTTTCTGCGTACAAAGATACTGCCGGTGCAGCAAAGGCTTGGGCTGCTGCTCGCAGCACCACCTTAACAGTTGGCGATACTGTTGGAGTATTAAACGAAATAGCAGGACTAAGCCGCGCAAGTTGGTTAGATCTTGCTGGAGTATGTAACTATCTGGCATCAACCACTGGCGCAGAACCTGTAACAGCACTACGGCAGGTAGCCTCTTGAGTGCAAAATACAATCTAGTTGCAGATCAAGCAACCACATTTAACTTTCAGTTTGTAATTAAAAACGATTCAACTCCTTGGAATCTGACTGGATATGCAATAACTATGACTATCCGTCCATTTGTTGGAGCTAACACAACAACCTTAGTTGTAACCAATACCACTGGTGAGATCGTAATAGATGCTGCTAACGGCAGAGTAACTGTAACTTTATCTCCTACCCAGACAGATATAACTCCACAACGTTATGCCTACGATATGGTATTTAATTCAGGCACAGTAGTAACTAGAATTTTAGAAGGTAAATTTATTGTAACTCCAGGGGTGACTGTATGAGCGAGACAGTAATTGTCGTTGAGTCAATCACTCCACAGGTATCAGTAACTTTTGCTGCCGATCAGGGTCCACAAGGAACTGGCGGAGCCACCGGACCTAGCGGTCCGTCTGGCCCATCAGGACCTGTAGGTTTTACAGGAGCTACCGGTGCAACCGGACCTAGTGGTCCTTCTGGTCCTTCTGGTCCTAGTGGACCTTCAGGTCCATCTGGTCCGTCAGGACCAAGCGGTCCTAGCGGCCCTACAGGGGTTACTGGAGCCACCGGAGTCACTGGTGCAACAGGTCCTTCAGGACCCTCTGGTCCAAGCGGTCCTAGCGGTCCTAGCGGCCCACAAGGCATACAAGGTATTGTTGGTCCTACTGGTGTAACTGGAGCCACAGGTGTTACTGGGGCAACAGGACCTACCGGACCTAGCGGTCCTAGCGGTCCTACAGGAGCAGCATCTACAGTTTCTGGTCCTACAGGACCAAGCGGTCCTAGTGGACCTAGCGGTCCAACAGGAGCCACAGGTCCTAGTGGCCCAAGTGGACCTAGCGGAGCAGATGGTGGATCTGCTAACTATTATGATTACAAAGCAGACACAACTGCCACAACAGGTAATCCTGGAACCGGCGACTTACTTTGGAACAATGCTACGCAGATATCTGCCACCCAGATAAATGTAAACCACATTAACCAAGATGGTGTTGACATTGACATCTTCTTAGGTTTAATCAAAACTAATGATATTTTAATTGTCCAAGATAAAAACAATTCTGCAAATTATCAAAAATGGACAGTATCTGCTACACCAACAATGCAGGTTGATTATGTACAAATCCCAGTAAGTTTAGTTACTTCAGCCGGTACTGGAACAACAAACTTTGCAAACAACCATCCGTTGATTCTTGCAGTTGTATCAACTGGTATTACTGGACCAACCGGTCCTAGTGGACCTAGCGGTCCTACAGGTCCTTCCGGTCCGTCAGGTCCTTCAGGACCTTCTGGTCCTACTGGAGCTGCCTCTACGGTACCTGGGGCTACAGGCCCGTCAGGTCCGTCAGGTCCGTCAGGTCCGTCAGGTCCGTCTGGTCCTTCAGGTCCCAGTGGTCCAACTGGTACTACAGGAGCAACAGGAGCAACTGGCCCATCCGGTCCTTCTGGTCCTAACGGTACAGGCGATCCGGTAGTTGACTATCTTGATGGCGGTTCATCACCAATTATTCCAGATGTAGTGTATGATTCGGGCAGTTCTACAACAGCATCCTGGACTTATACTATTGACGCTGGCGCTTCAATCGTGACATACTAGGTAAAGGAAGATAAATGACATCACGTTTACAGAACCGCCGCGACACTGCGGCGAACTGGACTACTAACAATCCAACGTTAGCTGCTGGTGAAATAGGGTACGAAACTGATACCGGCAAGTTCAAAATTGGTACCGGTTCTGCTAACTGGACAACTCTTGGTTACACACAAAACGGAACAGTTACAAGCATTGTTGCTGGTACTGGTCTTACTGGTGGAACGATCACAAGCACTGGCACTGTAGCATTATCAACTCCAGTATCTGTTGCTAACGGTGGAACAGGAATCAGTTCTTTTGGAACTGGTGTAGCTACATTCCTTGGCACACCATCTAGTGCCAACCTTGCTGCTGCCTTAACTGATGAAACAGGAACTGGCGCAAACGTATTTGGAACAAGTCCAACTATTGGTACTCCTACCATTAACACTGCAACCATTAAAGATGGTGTAATGCGTGGTCTTGAGGAAGATGTTAACGTTGTTGCTTCTGCTGCAACTGGCACAATTAACCTTGAAGTTGATACTGCCTCAGTCTGGTATTACACAACCAACGCAACAGCCAACCACACATTAAACATTAGATACAGCAGCACAGTATCCTTGAACACAGCACTTGCAGTTGGCGATGCAATTACAGTTGTCTGGATGAATACCAACGGAGCTACAGCTTATTATCCTAACGTAATTCAAATTGACGCTACAACCGTCACTCCAAAGTGGCAGGGTGGCACAGCACCTGCTGCCGGTAACGCATCAAGTATTGATGTTTATGTCTTTACTATTGTCAAGACAGCAGCAACACCAACATATCAAGTTCTTGGCTCACAAACGAAGTTTGCGTAAGGGAGAATAATGTCACCACTTATTACAACAAGGGCAGGAGCATCTGCCAATGCTTATGGTTGGGGTGCGCTTGCTGGTTCCAGCACCTCCTTTGAGTCTATTCAAACCATTGATGTAACCAGCGCAGTAACATCAGTTACATTCACCAGCATCCCTTCTACCTTCACACATTTACAAATAAGAATGACAACAAAAGACAACACAGGATTGGCTTCGCAGAGCATTAGAATAAATGGCGATAGCGGTGCAAACTATGCTTGGAACAGACTTATTGGCGAAGGTTCGGCAGCAAGTTCAACCGCTGGTTCATCTGACACTAAAGCAATTATTGGCATTTCAGATGCACAATTTGGAAGTGGCATTATGGATTTCTTAGATTACAAAAATACAAATAAATATAAAACCATAAGAAGTTTTTCTGGCTTTGATAACAATGGAACTGGTTGGATTGGTCTTTGGTCTGGACTTTGGATGAATACGGCTGCCATAACAGATATTCAAATTATGACGGGATTGTTGTCGCAAAGTTGGACACAGTATTCAACTTTTGCTCTATACGGAATTAAGGTGGCGGCATAATGGCGGCAGGAGCAACATATACACCAATAACAACGCAAACTCTTACAAGCGCACAATCATCAATCACTCTAAATACATTTTCTGGTTATACTGATTTAGTATTAGTAATTTACGCTAAATTCACTTCTACATCTGCTAATCCTAGAATACAATTTAATGCAGACGCTAGTGCAATTTACAGTGGTACTTTTGTTTATGGTAGTAATACAACTTCTGGCTCTTACAGATTGAGTGGTTATTCCCATATTTATTTATCTGGTGGAGCAGAGAGTACAACCATTCACCCTGTTTATATAGTTAATTTTCAAAATTACGCTAATACAACTGCCTTCAAATCAATTTTAACCAAAAATGCTACTGCGGGAAGACAGGTAATGCCGTCATCAGGACTTTATCGTTCCACAAATGCAATTACTTCTATGATTTTATATGCAACAGCCGGTAATTTTGATACAGGCTCAACCTTTACACTATACGGAATTAAGGCGGCATAATGGCAAATACTTATGTAGCAATTAGCACCGTGACTGTTGGTTCTGGTGGCTCTGCCACTATTGATTTTACTTCTATTCCAGCAACTTATACTGATTTGCAACTTGTATTATCTTTGCGTACTTCTGGCACAGGTAGTAATTATGGTTCTATTGGTAAAATTACTTTTAATGCCTCTTCCGTAAGTTATGTTACTACTGACCTTTATGGACAAGGCGGTGGTGCTGGAAATGATGCTTTTCTATCTGTTGTTTATATTGCTACTGGGCGAGATAGCAACGCAAATCAAACAACCAGTTCATTTAGCAATCAATCACTTTATATACCAAATTACGCAAGTGCAAATAACAAACCTGCATTACTAGAAGCATCAAATGGTAATAATAATACAACATATTACACTTTAACTACTCTTGCCGGCTATTGGAATGTTAGTAGCGCAATAAATCAAATCACTATAACAAGTGGCGATGGTAACTATGTGCAATACAGTACAGCAACCCTTTATGGTATCAAATCTAGTTAGGAGATATAAATGACAAGACCAACCAAATTAGTAGTTGATTGCTCAACTGGTATTCAAGAAATTATTGAATTAACAGATGCAGAAATTGCTCAGATGGAAATTGACAGAGCAGCCACAGAAGCAGAACGCACAGCGCGTGAAGCAGAAGCAGAAGCAAAGGCAGCAGCCAAGGCATCTGCATTGGCAAAGTTAGCAGCCCTTGGTTTAACTGAGGATGAACTAGCTACGCTATAGTACGGGTATGAGATTTCACGTTGTTGGTCTGCCACACGCTCAAACTACTACTGAATATATGTCCTGTGCCTTTACCCAAAAGGTAAGGCTGTTCTCTAAGATGATGTATGAGGCAGGTCATACTGTCTATCTATACGCCGGAGAATATAACGATGCTCCTTGTACGGAGTTAGTTACCTGTATAGATGAGCAGATGCGTGAGGAATCATTAAATGGAAAGCACTACACCAGCGCATCCTTCAACACAGAACTGCCACACTGGAAACACTTTACTAAAAATGTTATCACTGAGATCAGCGCTAGGGCAGAAGAAAAAGATTTCCTTTGCTTTATTGGTGGGACGGCTCATAGGGAAATTGCTCAAGCGTTACCTCAATACATCTCGGTAGAGTTTGGTATTGGCTACGGAGCTACCTTTGCTAAGTACAGAGTCTGGGAGTCTTACTCTTGGATGCACAGCAACTACGCAGGGTTCAAAGATCCGACGCAAGTAGATGGACAATTCTTTGACACTGTTATTCCTGGATATTTTGAGCAAACAGATTTTCCACTATGCCTGGATAAAAAAGATTACTTGCTCTATGTCGGAAGAATCATTCCCCGCAAAGGAATAGAGATAGCAGTCCAAGTTGCTAAAGAGCTTGGTAAGACGTTAGTAATGGCAGGACCTGGAGATCCACCTAAAGGTGTGGAGTATGTTGGAGTAGTCGGCGCTAAGAAAAGAGCCGAACTAATGGGTAAGGCGCAAGCCTTATTAGCCCCAACGCTTTATATAGAACCGTTTGGGAATATTGTGCCAGAGGCACACTTCACTGGAACTCCGACAATCACCACTGACTGGGGTGCCTTTGTAGAAACCAATCTACACGGGGTAACAGGATATAGATGTAGAACTTTTGATGAGTTCTGCAAGGCTGTGGATAATGTGTGGACATTAGATCCAAATGTAATTCACCGTAGAGCTGTACAGAACTACTCATTAGAAGCAATACAACCGCAGTATGAAAAGTATTTTACAAAGTTATTAACACTCTGGAACAACGGATGGTATGAAAGGTAACAATGGCAACACTATCGGATATGATAGATGAGGTACGATCAAACCTAGCAGGCTACACTCTGCGTCAAGATCGGATTACTTATCTAAACGCTGCTATCACCACCACTAATACCGCTATTCAGGTTGGTTCTTCATCTAACTTAGCAAAAGGTATTATTGAGATTGATGATGAACTCATCTGGATTGACAACTTTGCTAAAGCAACTAACACACTAAACGCTGCTCCAGGCTTTGGTCGTGGCTTTCAGAACTCTACACCTGCGCCACACGCACAGTATGCACAGATAACTTTAAGTCCTACCTTTCCTAGAATGATGGTTAAGCAGGCTATCAATGACACTATCAACAGTGTCTATCCTAAGCTCTGGGCAGTAACATCTACTACCTTTACCTTTAACGCAGCACAAACTACCTATGCCTTGCCTGACGATCTAGAGTCAATCCTTTATATCTCTTGGCAAACCACAGGTTCTAGCCAAGAGTGGCTACCAGTTAACAAATGGCGAGCAGATCCTATGGCTAATATCTCTACCTTTAATAGTCAAAATACTGTAAACATCTATGAGAATATCCAACCAGGACGTACAGTTCAGGTTTACTACACAACCACACCTACTACTTTAGATTCATCTACTGATGATTTTACAGATGTTTCAGGATTACCTGAAACCTGTAGAGATGTTATTACCCTAGGCGCAGCCTATAAGTTGCTTTCATATATTGATTCAGGTCGTATCAATCTTACCTCTGCGGAAGCAGATTCTCAAGATAGCAAGATCCCTTCAACTGCTGGAACATCATCATCTCGTTATATTTATGCGGTTTACCAAAACCGTTTGAACGAGGAAGCATTAAAGTTACAAGACAAATACCCAATCCGTCTTCACTATACAAAGTAGGTAGAAATGGCATCCAGACAATACTCAACAATCTCTATTGATACTACATTAGCGAGTTCCATAAATTCTAGCGTAACTTCTATGACAGTTGCCTCTGGCACTGGCACTACCTTAATGGGCGGTATAACTTTAACAGCAGGTGATACCTTTGCTTTGGCTATTGATCCAGATACTTCCAGTGAAGAAATTGTTTATGTAACTGCCGTATCTAGCGATACTCTTACTATTACAAGAGCGCGAGCTGGTACTGCTGGTATCGCACATAATGCTGGAGCAACCGTTCAGCACGTATTTACTGGTAATGATGCCCAACACTTTGAAGATACAGTAGTTATCGCTGTAACAACCTCTGGTTCACAGACAATTACTGGCGCTAAGACATTTTCTACAGCACCTGTGATATCAACAATCACTAACACTGGAACTCTTACATTACCTACCTCAACTGACACTCTTGTTGGTAAAGCAACAACAGATAATCTTACAAACAAAACCCTTACTTCTCCAAATAGTAATTATGCAACCTTAAAATCTCCACAGGAGATTAACACAATATCTGCAACAGCAGCCACAGGTACCATAAACTATGATTACAAAACACAAGCAGTTCTTTATTACACTACAAATGCAAGCGGTAACTTCGTAGTAAATGTTCGTGGAGATGGAAGCACTACTCTTGCATCCCTTATGGATATTGCTGATTCAGTAACTGTTGTCTTCTCAGTAACCAATGGAGCAACTGCTTACTACAATACTTCAGTGCAAATTGATGGCACAACAACTGGTGTTACCACCAGATGGCAGGGTGGCACAGCACCAACAGCAGGTAATGCTTCCTCTGTAGATGTTTACACATACAACATTACAAAACTGTCTGCTACTCCCACATACTCTGTTCTTGCATCGCAAACAAAGTTTGCATAAGGGTAATGTCTTTACTGACAGGTAATTGCACAACAGAAGATATCCCTACTTGGGAATACAGATATGACCCATTAGATGAACAGATGAAATCAAAGGAGAATAATGGCATACGGTTCTGACATTACTGAAAGCGGTGCCTACCGCGATATTGCTTTTCCACTGTCAAATCCTTCATCATCTGTATCGTACCTACCTTCTGACTTTGGTTACGATGTAGCAATCAATACTCAGCCATTCTTTATGAGTACCAGTGATGAGACTCCTTATCGCAGAGTAACTGCTCAATATCGAAAGCAACAATACGATCAAACGCGAGAAGCAGGTGAGCAATCGCTCACTGGCTGGTGGTTTAGATCCCAATCCTCGTTCCACTTAGGAGCGGGGATTAAGTATTTTGAGCCTGCTCAGGATGAATCTTTGCGATTCCAGTTCACTGAGTCTAAAGGTTTAGATGTATGGACTAAGGGACAAGCAACTCTTCTTAATGATACAGCAATATTCTATGATGGAACTAACGCTGGTCAGTTGATTGGTGTCAATGATGGTACCAATGACTGCATCTATATTACAGATGGTACTGCATTAAAAAAGATCACTTCTGCTGGATCATCTTCAACTATTACTCAGGCTGGTACAGCATCAACTATCTATTCACTTACCACAGATGGTTCTAATTACTATTTTATTAACGCCACAAAGGTACACAGAGGCTCCGTAGGGGCAAGTCCAGCAGACTCTGAGATCTACAATACTCCTACTACAACCAGAGCCACTATCCGTTATGTCAAGCAACGGTTACTGCTGGCTAAGGAAAATGTTTTATATGAACTTAATGCTAACGCTTCAGCTTCTGCTGCATTACCTACTGCTCTATACACCCATCCGAACACAGCGTGGGTATGGTCTGCTATCGCTGAGGGACCGGCTGCTATCTATGTAGCAGGATATGATCCTAATGGAACCTCAAGTTCCATCTTCAAGATTACTTTAGATCCAACTGTACCTAACACACTTGGGTTTCCAACTCTTAGTACACCTACAGTAACTATTGACTTACCAGCAGGTGAACGGATCAACGGATTTGATGTTTATCTTGGAACTTATGCAGTCCTTGCTACCAGCAAGGGAGTCCGAGTTGGTGTGGTATCCGCAGATGGAGATATCTCCTACGGTCCATTACTTTACAGCGATGCTGCTTGTAATGATGTTTCTTTTGCTGATCGTTTTGCTTATGTAACTACCACAATAGATGGCGAAGCAGGGTTGCTTCGTATAGATCTATCCACAGTTATCGGTAATGCAATAGTATTTCCTTATGCTTGGGACTTGATTGCTGCTGGCGTTAGTGCTGCCGCTACTCAAGTTGCTTTCTTTGGCAACTCAGATCGTATAGCATTTACAACAGGTACTGATGTCTGGGCTGAATCAACAACATCATTGGTAGCTAGTGGCTATTTACAGACTGGTTACATCAGATATAACACATTAGAAAATAAGATATTCAAGTTGCTGTTACCTAAGATTGATAATACAAATGGTGCTTTTCAAATCAACTCTGTTGATAGTTCTAATACTGAATACAATATTGGTACCTTTGCACAAGGATCTGGCGTAAGCGAGATAGGTATTCCATATCCTGCTGGTGGTCAACAGTATCTAGGCTTCAAGTTTACAATAAATAGATCAAGCACTAATCCATTGTTAGGACCTTTATTTACTGGCTATCAACTTAAATCATTACCTGGCATACCACGCCAGCGCTTAATTCAATACCCTCTAGCTTGTTATGACCACGAATCAGATGCCTTTGGTAATGAAGTTGGTTATGACGGACGAGCCTACGACAGATTGTATGACATAGAGACTTTAGAAAACCAAGGCAATACAGTCAGAGTTGAGGACTTTCGTACCGGAGAAGTTTACATCGGGTTGATTGAAGAGATGGATTTTGTAAACAAAACTCCAACGGATAAAAGGTTTACTGGATTTGGCGGTATTTTATTAGTAACAGTTAGAACAGTCTAATGAGTGCCTCCGACTGGGTTATTTTTGTATCTGGACTTCTAGGTGTACTGGCTACTGTCAGTATGGGAATCCGATGGATGGTAAAATCTTTTCTAATGGAACTTCGTCCCAATGGCGGATCAAGTATGAAGGATTCCGTTACTAAAAATACCCTTCGACTAGAAAGACTAGAGAACAGAGTTGATGACATCTACCGACTACTACTGGAGAACAAATGATACCGTTAGCAAAGGCTGCAACACCGGCTGCGATTGCTGTGCTTCGTCAAGCGACAGCTCTGAAACCAAAGCGCAAGAAGGCATCAGATGGTTTGCTGCCAAGCAAGGCCCATTTATCCAAAAATCCTAACTCAGATCACAACTCAGGCTATGCCTGCGATCTAACTCACGATCCTAAAGATGGCATTGATTGCCGTCAAGCATATATAGAATTACAAAATGACCCAAGGGTCAAGTACTTGATTTTCCAAGGTCGCATCTGGTCCGAGGAAAAGGGTGATCGTGACTTTGACGGTTACGCACACCCAGTACATATTCACATATCAATCAAAGAAGGCTGCGGGAAGGATACTTCTCCTTGGTTTCCTTGGCTTGGTAAGGCGAAGGTAGTAAACAAAGTAAAGGCTAAGGTAAAACCTTTACCTAAAAAGGAAGGCTAATAATGACTCAAATTACCAAAGATAAAGCACAAGCTATGTTGATGTCCTACCTACGGGCTGGCGTAGCATCTTGTATTGCTTTGTATATGGCTGGAATTACAGATCCAAAGGCATATGCCACTGTATTTTTATCTTCATTTGCTGGTCCAGGAATGAAGGTATTAGACAAGAAAGCCAAGCACTACAGCAAAGTATAAGTTTTACTGCGAGGCAAAGGGCCGTTCCCGTAAGGGGCGGCCCTCTTTTTTTATGCCTTAAATTAGTGAGTCTTGGTCATAATCCACTGGAGTAGGCAGAGTCACCAGATTCCCACAGTTAAGGCACTCGGCATCTAGGAAGTAGAAGGCTAATTCACTATCCTCGAAAGCACCGATCATTACAAAAAGTCCATTACCACATACGCATTTATGAGTAGGAGTACCTCGGAGATCAATACCCCGTTTATCGGGGAGGTGAGCCTCCCAAATGTCCTTACCCAAACAATCACCCTACCTCGTAGAAAAAACGGCCCGACACGCCTTAAAGCAGGGCGATTTAGGCCATTCTAGGCGGTACCGTATGGGTGGCCTCAAGCCACCCCTGTACTGTAACTCGCCTATGGCTCGTATTGTACACACATTCTCCGAAGCGACACGCCGAGGGTGACACACAATGTTTGGATTACTTCTCCGGTGGGAGTACACTCGCTCTTAGGAGGAACAATGAATGTAATAGATGAGCTAATCACGGCGCTACGGAACAAAGATTCCGGTCGCGCCAGATCACTACAACCAGAGATCGGTCCATCGGAGTTAGGTTCGTGCCGTAGAAAAGTATTCTACCGGTTAAATTCACAACCTGAAACTAACACCAATGACCTTAAACTCGCAGCGATTATGGGTACTGCTATTCATACTGAGATAGAAGCAGCTTTAAGTAAGGCAGATCCGCAGGGTATTAAGTTCTGGCTTGAAACTGAGGTGGCTTTCAATGATATGAAAGCACACGTTGACTGCTACATCCCTGAAGAAAAGATGATTGTGGATTGGAAGACAGTAAAGTCCAAGACACTAGGATACTTCCCAAGTAAGCAACAGATCTGGCAAGTCCAGACATACGGATACCTGATGAAACACGGTGCAGGTAATCCTGTTGACACAGTAGCACTGGTGGCTATCTCCCGTGATGGTGATGAGCGCGATGTAATTATGCACTCAGAACCATATAACGAATCAATCGCGCTAGAAGCACTTGCCTGGTTAGATGAAATCAAAGCAACAGATACAGTCCCAGAACCAGAGAAGGATGCAGTTTCTTACTGCCGGTTCTACTGTAAGTTTTATGATGAATCTGGTGAGGTTGGTTGTACCGGTATAAAAAAAGATGAAGCACCTATGGTGCGTCTAGCTGAGTACAGTGCAAGTGATGCAGCAGTTAAATACCTTGATACAGATCAAAAGATAAAAGAGTTGACGAAGATCAAGGATGAGATTAAGGTTCTACTAGAAGGCCACACTGGAGTTACAGATGACGGTATTCAAGTTAGCTGGACACCAATTGCCGGAAGGCGCACAGTGGATTCTGATGAAGTAGAAAAGTTACTTGGTTTTCTACCAACAAAGACAGGTAAAGAAAGTCTCCGGCTTGAAGTCAAGTCGGTTAAACAAACGGGAGGAACTGATTTAGATGGCGAGTGATCCAAGCACAAAGTTACAGATTAACTTTAAGTGGGAAAAAGATGGGGATATGATAAATATCTATGCTGTTAATCAAGCAGAGCTTGAACAACATCTTACTACCATTCAAGATCTTGCTACTCTAATTATGTCAACATCACAATCATTACGTGGAGTGGCATCTCTTAGACCAGCATCATCAATAACACCTTCAGCACCAGCATCTGCACCATCAGCAGCTTCTGCTAGTGCTGCTGCTAATGCACCAGATTGCCGTCACGGAGGAATGACTTATCGTGAAGGTGTAGGAAACAAGGGACCTTGGAGAGGTTATATGTGCGCGGCTCCTAAAGAGTCAACGGACAAATGTAAAAACATTTACCTGTAGTCGGGGTAAATATGTTGCCACCTTGGGAATTTGAAAACCCACCCTGTAGAGAAATGGGTACGGATGTTTTCTACGCAGATCAAACGGTTGGTGCGACAACCAAGTACGGATTTAGACAGTTGGCAACTGTTAAAAAAGTATGTGGTAACTGTCCGTTCCAGAAAGATTGTTTAGACTGGGGAGTAAAGCACGAATCCTTTGGTATCTGGGGTGGGGCTACAGAGTATGAACGAAGTATGATCCGAAAGAAAACAGGAACAAAGTTTAAGTCATTGGAGAATCACTTTGCTTGATTTACAGCGAGCGTGGAAAGGTACGCAGTCTAAGGCTGTGCCTCTTCCCGATGCGTGGCGCTCACTAGCAGCCAAGCAGATCAAGTTCCGTAGGGGACAGGTCTGTATGGTTGCAGCGCAACCAAATGCTGGTAAGTCTATGTTTGCTTTGATCTATGCAATTAAAACCAAAGTTCCAACCTTATTCTTTTCTGCTGATACTGATACAACTACAGTTGCAATTAGATCAGCAGCGCATTTAAGTAACCACAGTCAGTTAATGGTAGAGCAGAACTTGGAGCTAACTCCAAACTTCTATCGCTATCAATTAAGTCAGCTCGATAATATCCGTTGGGTATTTAATCCGTCACCTAGCCTGGATGATATCGAGCTGGAAGTTAAGGCATATATAGAACTTTATGGTATGCCACCAGAGTTAATAGTTGTAGATAACTTGTCTAACGTGGTAGCAGAACAAGAGAACGAGTGGTCTGGACTTCGGACAATTATGACTGAGTTCCATCACCTTGCTCGTACTACCGAGGCTTGCTTGCTGGTACTTCATCACACCAGCGAACAGAGTGAGTTTGGTAAGTCTGATTTGCCACCACCTAGACGAGCTATTCACGGTAAGATCTCACAGTTACCTTCACTGATAGTTACGTTGGCTTTTAATCCAATGGAATCTATATTAAGAGTTGCTCCAGTCAAGAACAGATTTGGACCACACTCTGCTGATGGAAGCGATTACGCTTCCTTATTTGTAAACTATTCGACTTGTCAAATCGGAGATTCCGATGCACAAGGTAGAAGTTATAGACATTCAGCGATGGGAGAGTTATGAACGTAGAATTATTTTGGACAGGTGTTGCACTGTTAGCGGTATGGCATATTGTTTCTTACCTTAGATCAGAGATCCAAGAGTTCTTTGCACTACGTCAGTTTGATAAATGGGCAGAAGAACTTGAAGATGTAAAGCCAGTCAAGAAGGTAGCGAAGAAGAAGTAATGTCAGAAGTATTCCATCCTTGCAGCCTTTGTAATGCTCACGCATCTTTCTATAAAGATCCAGAGCAATCTATTAGAGAGGCTGTAGCGTTGGAGATTGCAGAACTTATAGTTAAAACGATTGTAGGCAAAAATGACACACGATGAACTATTATTTATTGTAAACAGTGAGCAGTATATGAATAGTCGTACTCCAGAAACTCCATACTTTGCTCTTCGTGCAGTAATAGAGTTGCATAAGCCACATAAAATACCTGATTGGGTGCCAACAAAGAATGAATATATCTGTGAAGGATGTACTCGTCTTTATCCTTGTCCAACTATTCAGGCTATTGAGAAAGAGTTGGCGTGAGTCAGGCTCGTAAACATAGAGGCTATCGCTCTCAAAAAGTACTCGCTATGTACTTAGCGGAGAACGGTTTTCCTTTTGCTGAAAGCACCGGAGCTGGAAGATCAGGCTCTGATGTTACTGGTACGGTGGGTATTGACTGGGAGGTCAAGGCTCGCACAGGCTTCTCACCTGCGGAAACGATGCGACAGATGAAGGACAGGGCTAAGGATGGGGATATCCGTATCGCTGTGCTACGTCTGAACGGTCAAGGTGAGAAGTCAATCAGTGACTGGGTATGTATGCTGACAGTAGAACAGTTAGTTAATCTGTTGCGAGATGCAGGTTATGGAGATAGGAAATGAAAAAATATGTAGAAACAATCCAATGTAATAATTGTCATTACACCAGAGCAAACAGTAATTGGTACACCAGTAAAGAAACCAAAGTACTTTACTGCACTAAAGATTGTTATTTAGCAAAAGAAAAAGGTATTAATAGTTGGTGGAATGAAGATGGTTCTATGAATGAAACTGCTTTCTTTTCCAGTAGAGTTCTTACAGTAATAGACTTAGGTTAAAGATGAAAGCCGGAGTTGCCAAGAGAGTAAGACAGTTTCAATCAACCGGTAGTGATATGTTTGATCAAGGATACAATGCAGGTTGGGAAGCAGCCAAAAAATACTACACACAAGGAGAACAAATGCCAGTACCAGAGGGAATCATCACAACAACTGAGATACTACAAGCAGTAGTACCAACAGAACCAGAGGTAGAAGATACCGAAGAGGAAGCAGAAGATGCTAAATAAGTACGAAGTTATTGGTAGGGAACGAGTAGTCTATAAAGGTGTTGTCCTTGCTAACTCATCAGATGAAGCAGAGGAAAAGTTTAGAGGCTACTTAAAATATCCTACTGCTGTAAGAAGCTATGAGATGTTTGTATCCGGTATCGAGTTGGAAGTACAACCAGTAACAGAAGAAGAATAAGTTGAATGATTTTAGGATACGCCGTAGTAAAAGAAGTTT